TGTGGACGGGCACCGTGGCGGGCGATGGATCGTTCGTATTCCCGTTCTCCGACGATGTGACGCTGCAACCCGGCGAATCTATCACTATTGCGGTGCGTTCCGTCACGTCCACGGCCACCTGTGTAGGTCAGCTAAACACCCGAGAGGACCAATAGGATAGAATACCCCTATGGCCCGCTACAATTCATTTGGGCAGCTTGACAGCCCCGTAACGTCTGCGGGGGACATGTTCTTCAAGGGCTTCAATGCCCGCCTTCGCCCCGACCAGCTACAGCCGGGGATGCTGGCCTACAGCCAGAATGGACGCATGGACGTGGATGGGGCATGGCAGCAGCGAAAGGGCTACAACTACTTCGGCGGCACCGTTGCCGCGCCTACCTCGGCCCTTGTCATCCCGTTCTACCTCTACGCCACCAAGAACATTTCCACGGCCACCCGTTCTGGGACTACGGTGACGATTACGACCACGGCAAGCCACGGGTTCACCACGGCTACGCAGGTGGGCATTGCGGGGCTTACTGGTACGGTGGACCCCAACGGCAACCGAACAATCACCGTAACGGGGGCTACGACGTTCACCTTTACCATTGCTGGGGCGGGCGGCAGCGAAACCTACGGCGGCACGGGCACCGTTGGCGCTCCCTTCATCCTCGATACGGCCATCAACGCCGCTTGGGGGTCTTGTCGCTTCTCCGATCCGTCTTCCTCGAACACGGAATACATCATTATTGCCCTGAACGAGAACGCTGTGGCAGTGAATGTGGCTACGGCAGTTTCTACGACGATTGCCTACCCAACGGGAACGACGGTTAGCACGCCCGTAATGATGCTTCAGGCGTTCAACAAGGTGTATCTGTTCCGCGATGGGCTGACGGCCCTTAGCTGGAATGGCACGCTGACAGGCTCCCCGGCCTTTGCGAAGGTGGCTAATGGCAGCTACACGCAGCCCACGGTGTTCACAACGGCCTCAAACACGGCATGTTCTGCGGGCGTCGTCACCGTCTCCGAAACCTCGCACGGGCTCTCTGTTGGGGACATTGTAACGATTTTTGACGAAGGCTCATCCCCGCTTGTTAAGGGAGACAGCTATGCCGTTAAGAGCGTTCCCACCAGTGGAACCTTCACGTTCTTTGCCGACGTGGACGACTTCTCCGCCACGTCCGTAGTCCTTGGCGAGAAGCAGAGCGACGGGCTGGGATATACGCACATGCCCGCCCCTCCTTGGGCTGCCTACCACCAACGGAGGCTGATTGTCCCCTATTTCTACACCACTACGGGGTCTTCGGGGTCCGAGGTGATTACCTCCCGCAACATTCGGGACGAAATCCTTCTGTCTGACATATTCGACGGAGACACCTACGATGTCTTGCAGGACCAGCTTAAAGTAACGGCATCAATTGCCGACTACGTTAAGTGGGTGCATCCCTTCACGGATGACAATGCGGTGGTTTTCAACCGCAATTCCATCCACCTCCTTAGCGGCATTTCCGGCTCCCTGACAGATACCACCCTAAAGGAAATCACCCGCGAGGCTGGGTTGGTGGCCAGGGCGTCCGTCGTCACCATTGGCAACCGCATATTCTTCCTGTCTGACAACGGGGTGTATGCGACGGAGTTTGGCGACCTTTACAACCTACGGGGGGCAGGACTACCGTTGTCCGACCCCATCAACCCCATCATCCAGCGGATTAACCCCGACTACGCAGAGAACGCCGTAGCCTGCTACCACAATAACAGGTATTATCTGGCCGTTCCCTTGGACAATGCGATTGTGAATGACACGATCCTCGTTTACAACCTGCTGAACCAGGAGTGGGAGAGCGTGGACACGGTGAGCGAGGCGGGCTGGGACGTAGCCAACCTCATCAGCACGGGCGCGGGAGGGGTTAACAAGCTCTATGCCATCAATCTGAATGGCGGCATCCATATTCTTGAGGACCGCGAGGACGATGTGGACTACGTTGCCCTTGCTGCGGGCGTCCCGGCTTATTCCCGGCGTCCCGTGAGCTATGGCACTACCCGCCAGTATACCTTGGGAACCACGGAGAGGAAGAAGTTCTCGTCGTTCGAGGTACACGTCGAATCCACGGCTACCAATGCGTCCAATGGGACGATTGCCGTTGAGACAGAGAACACCGATAGCACTACCACACTAGGCACAATTTCCGGCTATTTGGGTAGTACGCTGGCAACGTCGGAAGACGCATCCTTGCGTGGTAGAATCGGGAACATGCGAGGCTATGGCATCCAGCTCACTCTTACCCCGACGCAGGGACGCCCGCTTCTCCGCATGGCTAAGGTGAACGCTATTCCGGCGTTCTCCGCAACAACTCAGGCTTCCTAAAGTGCCTATCTTAAGTAAAGGAACGACATACGCGACGGGCGATCAGGTGACGGCTTCGGGCCTTAACGCCCTCGTCGATAGCGCCACGTTCGCGTCCGGTGCGGTGGATAGCTCTACGACCACGCTTTCTGGCGGGGCTATTATTGTCAAAGACGGCGGGGTGACGATGGCGAAGCTGGCTAGTGCGTCCAATGGCCAGATTCCCATTGGCAATGGCTCTGGTTTCACGGCTGCCACCCTGACGGCGGGAACCAACATTGGTATCACCAATGCTTCGGGAGCGGTGACGGTGGCGTTTTCCGGCACGCTTCCAATTGCGAATGGCGGGACCGGCGCTGTAACAGCAGCCGCAGCTCGCACGGCCTTGGAGATTGGAGGTCCTATTCGCTGCACGGCAGATGTTAATGTAATCGGAGAAACCTATTCCGACATCACCGGCATGACGGCTAATGTCGTTTCTGGCACGACTTATACACTGGAGACCTCTATTCGATACACAGCAGCCACGGGCGCTGCCAATCTTAAACTTACCGGAACCGCTACGGCATCATACGTTGTTGGGTATTACAAGAACTTTACGGCCTCTTCTGTGGCGTGTTCCGACACGGGAACGGCTTTGCCCATCACCATAAGCTCCTTTGTTGGCGAAACTTTAGAGGTGGCGGTTACTTTTGTGTGTAATGGAAGCGGAACCATAAAATGGCAGATCGCGGGAAATGCACCCACGAGAGATGTCACCGCAAAACAGGGCTCTTACATGAAGTTGCTCGCCTACTAACATGCCCTCCCTTAACTTCGACAGCATCATTCAGAACAGTGTTGGCGGGCTGGGGCAGGTGGGGGCTGGCCTCTACCAAGGCGTCGGCGCGGAGGGAGCTATTGGGGGCGGGCGCCTGGGCAATGCTTCGCAGCTTGCCCTTGGCCGCATTGATACGCAGGCGTTTCTTGCCGCGCACCCCGAGTTTGCAGAGCCGTATAACAACGTCAAAGCCTCCGGGCAAGACCCCTCGCAATGGCTGGAATTGGCCATTCAGGATGCGACGTACATTGACCCGGCCTCCGTTCCCCGTGGCGGCGGTGTAGCTGACACCGTAGGCGGGCTTACGAATGTCGCCTCTGGCCTCGAAACGGGGGCTAATACGGCTGTACGGACGGGCAATCTCTCTGACGTTACCACTCTCGGCAAGGGCTATTCCGATGCCTACCGTGCGTCCAATCCCGAGCTATTCGCCACCCTTGGCGGGGCTTCGGCTCTCGGTGGTGCGACCCCCTACCAGCCTTTCTCGGCGCAGGGGTACAATGCGGCGACGTACAGCCCGATGGCCAACCTGACGGCGGACCAGCTCCAGCAGGGGATGCTGGGGGGTTCGCTCTATGGGCAGGCTATGCAGGCAGGCCCTAATGCGGCCAGCCAAGCCCTTTTGGGGCGTGCTACGGCCTTTGCCAATAGCAACGGGGCTCTGACGGCCAATGAGCTTAGAAACGTGCAGCAGGGCACGCGGGAGGCATTTGCCGCCCGTGGGCTGGAAATGTCCAATCCGGCTATTGCGGCGGAGATTGGGAACAGGATTGGGGCAGAGCGTTCCCGCATGACGGAAGACCTTTCCTTGGCTGCACAGCTTGGCAATGCGTACAACCAGGATTTGGCGGCCTCTCGCGGGTTTGCTACGGGGGTGTACGGGCAGGAGCTTGGACGACAGGGGGCCAATCAGGGGGCTAATTTGCAAGCGGGGATGGCCAATCAGGGGGCGTACAACCAAGCCGGGCAATTCAACGCGGCCTCGCAAAATCAGGCCATGCAATTTACGGCCCAGCAGCAGAACGCGGCTGCGTTGGCCAATTCTCAGTTGGCGCAGCAGCAACAGCAGCAGGACAGGGGTTATGCCCTCAATCTTGCGGGGAGCTACCAGAACGCCGCCTATGACCCTACGCGGCTCTTAGGGGCTACGTCTGGTGCTCCTGCTATGGCGGGCGGGCTGTTGGGTGCGGCGACGGGGTATTCCCCCGACCTCGGCAGCTATTTTGGGCAGACGAGCGGCATTGCCAACGATGTAGCCATGACGCGCTACAATGCGGAAATGGCGGCACAGAACGCCGCTAAGAATCGTTCCAGCGGGCTTCTGGGCGGGGCTTTGGGAGCCATTGGCACGATTGGCGGTGCGCTGCTTGGCGTTCCTTCTATTGGCGCGGCTGTCGGATCGGGACTTGGGAGCATCTTCGGCGGCGGGGGAGGGGGCGCTGGTGCTGCCCCAGCGTCATTTAACTACTCAGTTGGAAGCACAAATACAAATCTGCTTGGCATTAGTCAACCTACCAATCTACCTTCATATATGCAGGCGCGGAGCGTGAGTAATGGCCCTGCATTCGCCGCTGGTTCTGATCCTTTTGACGATGGGAACAATGCAAGTCGCCAAGCATTTGTTACAAGCGTATATGGTCCTAGATAATCATGCCCTACAACCCCGGCACACAAGACATCAGCGGTCAGCTCTTAGGGCAGGGCATTGCCCAATTCGGACAGGGTGTAGCCTCCGGCATTGAGCAATACGGAGCCCGCAAGGAGAAGGAGCAGAACATCATCGCCGAGGCCAATGGGCGGGGCCGCGCCCTACAAAGTGCCTTTAGCAATCTGGAGAAGCTGGGGATTGTTCCAGAAGGCTTCTCCGCGCAGATTAAATCCGCTCAGGAGAGCATGGCCCCCCGTGATTTCCTTGGGTTTGCCGAT